ATAACGCTCAAGGAATACCAAAGGTTCTATAAGTTATCTGAGGATAACAAGGATGCGCAGGACCCGGAGTTTCTTAATCTTAAGATGCTAGAAGTCTTTTGTGGGCTGACTCTAAAGGAAGCCTACAATATGAAGCTTACTGATTTCAATTTTGTAATAAACCACCTTAATGAGTTGTTTAAAGGAGATACTCCTATGATAAGTAGGTTCTCATTAAAGGACCCAAAAGGAACAGAAGTAGAATTTGGGTTTATACCCAAGCTCGACAGTATATCATTAGGAGAGTTTGTTGACTTAGACACTTATATGTCCGACTGGAGTGATATGCATAAAGCTATGGCTGTGTTGTATAGACCGGTTACTTTTGAGAAGAAGGGAATGTATATCATAGAAGATTATGAGAGCTCAGATAAGTACTCAGAGGTAATGAAAGATATGCCTATTGATATAGCACTAGGGGCTGTGGTTTTTTTTTATCGTTTAGGGAAAGAACTGTCAATTTATTTGATGGGCTATTTACAGAAGGAGGCTCAGAAGGAGGACTCGGAGCTGAGGCAAACTTTGGCAGAAAATGGGGTTGGTATCAATCAATTTATGCAATCGCTAAGGGAGACCTCCTCAGGTTTGAAGAAGTTACAAAACTTAAAGTCACGCAAGCCTTAAGTTGGCTTGAGTTTGAGAAAGAGAAGAACCAATTAGAAGCTGCGGCTATTAAGAAAATAAAATGAAAGAAGTATACGACTTACTAGACAAGATTAAAGACAGGCTAAGAGCCAACAATATTACCAATACTGTAACCTTTGGTGATATAATGGAGGTTGACTTAACTAAGACAACTATATTTCCATTATCACACATAAGTATAGGAAACGTAGTCTTTAGGGACTACGTTATGACCGCAGACATTAGTGTATTATCTATGGATATTGTCGACAAGAATAAGAATTCTAATACTTATGATTCATTTTATGGTAATGATAATCTGCAAGATATATTAAACACTCAGCTTGCTGTTGTAAATGACCTGCAGAGCCATTTAAGAAGAGGGACGCTATTAGAAAATAGCGACCTCCAAGTAGCTGGAGAAGTTACAGCAGAGCCATTCCAGGATCGTTTTGAGAATGAATTAGCTGGCTGGGGAATAACGCTATCTGTACAAATGCCTAACGATAACTTCAGCACTTGTGAATAGAAATAACCTTAAAGCGGTAATGAATAGATATGCCCCTCAAGTACAGAGGGCTATAAGAGCCCAGATGATAAGTGATGGGCTATATTCTACTGGTAAAACCGCTAGGAGTGTATCTGCTAAAGTAGGAGAAACTGATAACTCTATAGGAATAGGTATAGACAAAAGTTCGGCCTTTTCAGGATCATCTGCGTTTGTATTTGATATTTTGCAGTTTGGTAGAAAAGCCGGAAGAACTCAGCCTCCATACAGGCCTATTGCTAGGTGGATGAAGCAGAAAAACATCTCAGACTTTCCGGGAATGAACACTAGACAAACAGCATTCTTAATTGCTAGATCAATAGGTAGGAAAGGAACTATAAAAAGGTTTGGATATCAAGGAAGAAATATATCTGAATTAGCAATGTTAAGAATAGTGAGAGCTATTTTGTCTGATTCATCAGAGGCTTATATTAAAGATGTAGAACAGCACCTTAAAAACTCAACCAGCAAGAATGTCAACTAAGATAAACGTAAGAAGTCCTTTTGTAAAAAAATATCAGCACACAAACCTAGTTAGTGTGGCTATAGAACTATACGTTTATTCAGGCACAAAAACTACAGATAAAGGAAGTTCTAAATATGTGTTAAAAAAGTTTCCAGTAAATAACAATGACTATGTTTTAATAGACTATTCTGAGCTCATAAGAGACTATATAATACCCACATCTACTACGCCATTGAATGACAATAAAGATTATATAAAATGGGTACAAATAGAAGAAATTATTGAAAAAGAATATGTTCCAGACTGTACTGATTTGAGTTCGTTTTCGGTAGCCCAAGATGGAACGGTTACATTCCCTGTTTCATCCTCTTCAGGAACGCGAATAACTAAATTTGTATTTAGAGAAGATAGTGATTTTATTCCAGGATCAGAAACAACGCCACCAAGCTTTGCCGCAAACACAAGTGGAAGCTCTATATCTAGAGAATTAACAGCACATATAAAAATTCCTAGTGGATTTAGTGGATTTCAAGGGACCGATACAAAAACCTGCGTGTTTACAGCAGACCAACCTTCATCATAATATGCCAGAAACTAAAATAAATACTAGAAGTCCTTTTTTTGTAAAGTTTAGTCAATCTGGTATGACTAAAGTTGAGGTTGAAGTTTATGTATATTCAGGAACAAAAAATACAGATAAAGGAACTGCCGTTCTTACAATAAAAGAGCAGCCTCTTCCGGGAAATGATTATGTTATTTTAGAGCTTTCTGACATAATAAGATCGTATTTAGAAAAAAACATAGACACACCACTAAACAGCAATAAAAATTATATAAAATGGGTTCAGTTAGAGTCCACAATAACAACATAATATGGCAACATCTTATTATTTAGCATTTGACGGATACGGTTATTTCAATGAAGGGGCTAATCCTGAACTTAGCAGACACGCTCTTATATCATCAAATTATATTTACACACCAGAAGGGACATCTATAGACATCCCATTCTTTACGGAAGATGATATAGAAATTACATATACTGTAGATGGGACTCCCACTACGGTAGATCTAGCAGCAGATTTTGACAATACTGCTGCAAGTGCTGTTAAGTATGTCACTTTTGCGCCAAACACCAACAATTCGCCATATACTATAAACGTATATAATAACGGCCAAACTACACTATTGAAAAGTATAAACCTAATTCCGGTTTGTGAACCTAAATTCACACCTATTAAATGTCAATTTATAAATAAATTTGGAGTAATTCAATGTATGTATTTCTTTAAGAAGTCTACAGAAAACTTAACAATAGAAGATGATAGATACAAAAAGAACATAATAAATTCTAATGCATCTTATGATATTAATGAGGGACAATTCCAAAGATTCAACCTTACCAGTCTTACAAACATTAATTTAAATACTGGATTTGTTAATGAAAACTTCAATCAAACAATAGAAGAATTATTATTGAGTGAAAATTGCTGGATTACATACGAAGGGAGCTCCTTATCGGCAATACCTACAACAAAACAACTACAATATGCCACTAGCGTAAATAATAAAACAATTAATTATACCATTCAATTTGACTTTGCTTCTGACAAGATTAATGCCGCAAGATGAGAATAGACTTACAGTTATATATAACAGAGGCTTCCTCAAACACTAAAATCGAACTATTTGATTTTGAAAGTATTGAGCTGGTCCAAACTATTCAAAATGTAAAAGATATAAAGGCTGTGTTTGCAGACTACAGTAAGTCTTTTACTGTGCCTGCTAGTAAGGATAATAATAAAGCATTTAAGCATTTTTATAACCCAAATATAGGAAGGGATTTTCCATCTGCCTTAGGGTTAACTTTTGATGCATCAAAAAGAATAGATGCGCAATTACACATAAACCATAGACTGTTTAAGAAAGGGCGAATACAATTAGACTCTGTAAATATGAAAGAGGGTAAACCATACTCTTACGGTCTTACCTTTTTTGGCAGTACAATAACCTTAAGCGACTCATTAGGAGAGGCTAAGTTAGATGAGTTAACTTTTTTGGCAGATACAGCCTTTGATTTTACTGAGGACAATTTAATTTCACTACTTCAGACCCCTCAAGACATAACTATAAACTCAGTAACACATACTGATGCTTTGTTGATTCCCTTAATAGCTGTTTCTAAAGCATTAAAATATGATTCAGCATCTTCAAGTCTAGATAACAACCTATATCCCCACAACAACCAAAAAGGACTAGATATTAATGATGTCAAGCCTGCTATAAGGATTGATGCTATTATAAATGCAATCGAAGCTCAGTTCACTAATATAAATTTTGCTAAAACTACAGATACCGGATCATCTCTCCCCGTTAGTAATGTCTTTTTTAGGCAAACAAATCTCCCATATTACAATCTTTATTTATGGCTAAACAGAGAGAAGGGACAGATGAAGGACAGAGATGAATTTAAGCCTATTTCTAAAAAACTGAAACAAAGCGATTTTACCGCTGCCAGGGGAGATACTAATGAGTATGGACTGACTGATTTTAACCTTCCTCCAACGAGTGGTGGATACTTTCACGTTATGGAAAACGAGAGACAAGTTGAATATTTTCCAGAAGCTAGAATAACTCCTACAAACCTAACAACTCCATATAGTTTTGTAGTGTATAAAAATAACGAGGAGTTTAGAAGGTTTGATAACCTAGTTGGGATCACTACTCCAATTACAATTCTGGGTCGTGATTTTGGATCGCTAGGATTAGATAAAGGGAGCTATTCTTTTTATATAGAAAGTTTTAGTGCTAATGACTTTACTATAAACTTCAAAATACAAAAAAATAGGCCTCCTATCTTGAATGTATTCAACATAACAACAGCGACTAGGGTTGTTTCTTTTGATGCTTCAATAAGCCTCACAACAACAAAAGAAATAAATATAACTCAGCTTTTACCTAATAAAATAAAAGTTTTAGACTTGCTCACGTCTTTATTTAAGATATTCAACCTTACGGCTCAAATAGACCCGCTTACAAATAAGATAAATATAAAAACATTAGATCAATTTTATTCCGAAGGATCTAAAATAGATATTACCAAATACATAGACAGAACGGATCATAATGTAAGTCCGACATATCCATTTAAAAGCGTAACTTTTGAGTATGAAGGTCGGAATACGATACTTGCTAAAAATTATGAAGATGTAAGTAAAAAGGGTTGGGGTACTATAAAATACAATAGGCCATCATTAGGAACCCAGGAGGTTTTTGAAGAGAATTCAATTGGAGAGGAATATACCATAGAGATTCCTTTAGAACATCAAATGTTCAATAGGCTTTTTGATCAAGATGATGCTTCAGACCCAGATAATAAGACTAGAGTGCAATGGGGATATTCTGTTGATGAAAACGAAAGTCCTATAGTGGGAAAGCCCTTATTATTTTACAATATAAATAATACAGACCTAACTTTTGATTCTACGACTCAAATTGAGGTTGTAAAGACAGGGTCTAGTCAATTGATCTCTAGAGTTAATATGCCTTCAAATTCTGTGCTACTGACAGATAGTAATAATATTAATTTTCACGCAGAACAGAATGAATTTGCTCTTGTTCCTTTTGAGAAAACTTTATTTAATGAGTACTACAGAAATTACATAACAGACATATTTGATATAGAAAGCAGGCTGTTTAAGTTTAAAGCTTATATCCCAGCAGACGTATTGATAAAAATAAAGCTTAACGACACAATTATAATATTCGACACTGAATATCGAATAAATCAGATGACAACAAATTTTATGACTGGGGTTACTCAGTTTGAATTGTTAAACAAGAGAACGAATGAGGTTCTTAATCCAGATGGAACATCAGAACCTTTTGTTCATAGCGATAATTTATCTGACATAGCAACAGACGTATCTAAGGATGTTGTTACGGTAGACGTAACAACAGTAACAGTAGATTTAACCACCAGAACAGTATGATAAAGCAAGTTATAGAAGGGTTACAGCTTATGGACTATTATGATGCAAACGAATTAATTCAGTTTGCAAAAGGAAGCCATAAGGCTCCAGAGACATTTAAAGAAATGAGAGAAACAGTTAAACGTAGAAAATATGGCCGACAATAGAATAAGATTCATATTTGAGATAAATGATGCAGGTAAAGCTAAAGTTCAAGGACTAACCAAAGACTTTGTAAGCTTAGACAATGCCATAAACAAAGTAAATACTGACTTAAAGAGGCAGGCTTCTGAAATGAATAAGACGGGCAAGTCTACAAAGAATATGGTAGACAAGACTGGTCTTGCTGGAGCAACCCTTGTTGAACTTAGTAGAACTATATCTGACTCTAATTATGGCTTTACGGCAATGGCTAACAACATTAGTCAATTGTCAACGCTATTCATTACCCTTCTTGCTACAACGGGTGGTTTAGGGAATGGGCTAAAAGAATTAAAAAAGGCTTTTATGGGGCCTTTAGGTTTTATTGTTTTGTTTAATGTTGCTGTTGCTGCGATTGAAAAAATGGCAATGAAAGCTAAAACCACAAAAAAAGAAGTAGATGCGTTACGTGGTGCTTTTACAGATACTGCTGGAGATCTACAAACTTTTGTGGAGTTGATTGATCGAGGAAACATAAGTAATAGAGATCTTGATGAAGCATTAATTGCTCTAAAGAAAACATATCCAGGGTTAAATATACAAATAGATGAAAACAGAAGATTAACAAAAGAGTCTAGGCTAGAGATAGATAAGAAAATAAAGAAGTTAAGGGAGTTGGCTAAAACTCAAGCATTCCAAAAAGAGTTGGAAAAAATTTATGCTAAAGAAGTAAGGCTTGAACTCGACACCGCAGAAACAATAAAGAATATAAGGGAAGAGGCTTCTAGTAACCTTTTGACTGGAGCCACTTTCGTTAGTGAAGCCTCGAGGGACATACAAGCAGAAGAAAAAAAAGGGAGAGAAGCCAGGATTGTCACTTTAGAGAAAGAAAGAGATGATGAACTTGCAATACTAAAGAAAAGGAAAGAGGGTATACTTGCTATGGCAGAAGATATGGGGGCTGCTGCTGGCCTTTTGGGGGGCAAGGATGACCCCTTTATGGCTGTGGGTAAGATTACAAAACAGGTTATGGATTCTATTTTTCCTCCTGAAGAGGAAAAAACTCCAGGCCAAAAATTTGCGGAAGATATATTAAATGGATATGATGCTGTAGAGTTGGGGGCTAAAAAACATACGCTTAGTATGGAAGAAATTAACTTTAGATTAGCTTTAATTGATGCTGAAAGGCTTGATCATTTTGCTTCTGCTACAGATGCTTTAGCTGGATTGTTTGGTGAAAGAACTGCCGCTGGCAAGGCTTTTGCTGTTGCCACTGCCACTATAGACGCTTATTCCGCTGGAAATGCAGTTTTAAAAGACCCTTACTTTATAGCCAGACCTTACGAAAGATTTGCCGCTATGACAGCGATAGTCGCTACTGGTCTTGCTAACGTAAAAAACATACTAGCTGTAGACGAGAGTGGGCAAACAACCTCAGCAGGAACAGCAGGAGCAGGATCATCTCAAGCCCCAGTATTCAACGTAGTAGGCCAATCTAACGTAGACCAACTAGGAAGAGCGATTTCAGGAGCAAGAAATGAGCCATTAAAAGCTTATGTTGTAGGTAGTGAAGTGAGTAACCAGCAAGACTTAGATAATAAAATAATTCAGTCTGCTACTTTAGGATAATAAAACAATACTCAAAACAAATAGTTATAATAGTATGGAGAAGGTAATAGAACTCATTATAGACGAAGAAAACGAATTTAGTGGGATAGAAGCTATCTCGGTAGTAGAAAACCCAGCTATAGAAGAAGACTTCATTGCGCTCAAGAAAGAGCCAGTTATGCTTGCTGAAGTAGACGGCGAGAAGCGTATATTAATGGGAGCAGCTTTAGTCCCAGATAAGAAGATACTAAGAAGGGGAGAAGATGAAGATTATTATATTTACTTCTCTGTAGATACTGTAAGAAAAGCTTCAGAGCTTTTCCTTAAGAGAGGATATCAATCAAATTCCACACTAGAACACAATGAGAAGCTTGACGGAATGACTGTCGTAGAAAGCTGGCTAGTGGAGGATGAAAAGAAAGATAAGTCTAGGAAATATGGATTTGATGTGCCTGTAGGAACCTGGATGGTTTCTATGAAGGTATATAATGATGATGTATGGAAAAAAGTCAAAGATGGAGAGGTCCACGGGTTTTCTATAGAAGGCTACTTTGCAGATAATGCTAACCAAGGCCCTCAAGACACTTTACCGGAGTCTTTTTGTGATGAATGCGTTGAGGAACTAAATGCAGAATACGAACTGTTAGAAGCCCTCTCAGAGCTTTCTGAGGAGGTAGATCTAGAATCTTATGGAGGATATCCAGAATCTGCTATCAACAACGCTAAAAGAGGTATAAAGCTAAATGAGAAAGTTGGAAATCGTTGTGCTACCCAGGTGGGAAAAGTTAGAGGACAACAAATTGCAAAGGGAAGTACTAAATTTACATTACCTACTCTCAAGAGGATCTACAGTTATTTATCTAGAGCAGAAACATATTACGACTCTGGCAACTCAGAAGCTTGCGGAACCATTTCTTATTTACTATGGGGAGGCAAAAGTATGCTGACTTGGGTTACTTCTAAACTCAAAGGATTAAACGCAATAGAAGCTTCATCTACAATTATAGACGGAAGAGCTGCATACTCTACAATAGAAGAAGCAGAAGAAGCAGCTAAAGACATAGGGTGTGAAGGATATCACACCCACGACTATGAAGGCGATACTTGGTATATGCCTTGTGAGAAACACAATATGGCTGAGGTTGGACCAAAAGGAGGGGTGAAGAAAAGCCCTAAAGCTCCTAAGTCCGATACGCCTAACCCTAGCCCTAAAGGCGAGGGTACGGCTAAAGGTGATGCTTCAGGTAAAACTGGAGCCAAAGTTTCTGCAAAAGACAGAGTAACACTTCAAAACAAAGCAGATGAATTTAACAAGAAATATAAAGAGAAACTGGGTTATGGTGTCACTGTTGGTATGCTTGCCTCTGTTTTTCAGCGTGGTCTTGGAGCTTTTAATACAAGCCACAGTCCTAATGTTAAGTCAGCTTCTCAGTGGGCTTTTGCTCGCACTAATGCCTTTTTATACTTAATTAAGAACGGCAGACCGGAGAATGCAAAATACACTACAGATTACGATTTATTACCAAAGAAACATCCGAAGTCTAGTAAATAATGAGAAGCAAAAGAGGAAGTTATTCAAGTCCTAGAGGATCAAGAAGAGCGTGCTTATGTAAAGACGGAGCAACGTATTCAAGAAGATGTTGTGATGGTGAATTAATTAACCAAGGGATTGGAAGCGTTTCTGCTCCATCTCTTGGATGTCAAGACCTAACGCTAAGTGGTTTTAGTGTATCGATAGATGGAACAATCACATTGCCTGTTGCAGATGTAGGTACTATAACTGCTACAACACCAGCCTCTTTTGCTGCTGTTGATGCTTCTACTGAAAGGGCCTTAACAGTTTCTATATTGGTTCCTGGCAATTATAGTAATGCAGAGACAACAATACAGTGTACAGCCACAGCTACTCAACCAGCAACACCTACGCTTTCTTGTAGTGATATAACTTTATCTGGTTTTGCAGTGGCTCAAAATGGAACGGTTACACTTCCTACTGCTGATATAGGGACAATATCTAGTACAAGTCCAGCTTCATTTGCAATAGTAGACGTGAGTACTGTAAGAACTCTAAATGTAGATATTACAGTTCCCGCTGGATATTTTAATACAGGAGCAACACTTAACTGTACTACAACGGCCACACAGCCGTTGACTGCTACCTTAGCGTGCTCAGATATAACCATAAGCGGATTTGCTGTAGATGAAAATGGAGCAATAACATTACCTACCTTAGATATAGGAACTATTTCATCAAGCAGTCCATCATCTTATGCTACCGTATCTACAAATACAGTTAGAACGTTAAACCTAGATATTACTGTGCCAGCAGGTTATTTCAACGCAGGCAGTACATTAGCTTGTACGACCACAGCAACTCAACCCCCTTATAATGTTCTTGATTGTAGTGAAGTTACTATTTCAGGATTTGATCTTTATGCAAGCGGTAGGTATAATTCATCTTTAGTGGCGGTAGATGTTGGTACTATTGATAGTATGAGTCCTGGAAGTTTTGCAACCGTAACAACTGAAACAACCCGCACACTTACGGTCAATATAATTGTACCGAGTGGGTATTCTAATGCAGGGCAAACAATAGCTTGTACCACTACTTCAACGCAATTACCAATATTCTATTTTGACCAACAAACACCATCATCTGGCACCTATGTAGAGTTAGAGCCTATAATAAATACCGGAACTAGCACATATGCTTTTAGTGCTTATGCTAATGACCCTGTTACAGGTAAAACAAACGCATTAGCTTTAATGAATCAGTTAGGAGATGTAATAGCAGGACAAATTACGACCGCGGGTTCTACGTTTAACTTAGGGAACGCAAGAATATCTTTTTATAGTCCTTCTGACGTTTTGTTAGCACAATACAGGTCAATTACAGGAACATTTATTTACACCACACCCGATGATTTAGGCAGCGTACCATCAAGTCCATATGGAGGTAATGCTTCTAATTGGACAAGCTATAAGATGGTATTTACAGGGATCACTAGCGTAGCGGGGACTGCGGTGTCAAGTCCTAATCAAGAAACTATGATTGATAATAATAATGATGCAGGATATTATTGGGTAATAGAAGACTTAGGTTAAAAATACAACAACTAGATTCAAAATTGGTAATATTAATATATTTTAAACTATGAAAGCGACAGAAATTGTAGAAAAACTAAAAGAGGTTCTTCTCGGCTCTCAAGAAGTTGAGGATCAAGAAGTGGCTCAAGAAGAGCTTTCCGCTGCTGAAGAGGTGGTAGAGAAAGCGGACAAAACTCCGGAAGGGGAAGAAGTTGTATTATCTGAAGGTGATCAACTAGAGGAAGAGCAAGCCGTTGAGGCTGAAGAAGAAGCTACAGAAGCTTCTTATGTTACTAAAGAGGAATTTGCTGAACTTAAGGCTATGGTCGAAAGCCTTATGGGTGAGATTAAATCTACCTCTGAAAAGTACAACAGCGAAGTTCCTAAGGAAGAATTAGCCGCTGTAGAGAATGAGGTAGAGCCTATGGTTCACACCCCAGAAGTAAAGCCAGAAGTAGAAATGAATCTTTTTGCTCAAAGAAGAACTCAGACTACCCTGGATAGAGTATTGAACAATATGAGCAAATTTAATAAATAAACACGAAAATGGCAACAACTACATCAATTACTACTACTTATGCTGGTGAGTTTGCAGGGAAATATATTTCTGCTGCTTTACTAAGCGGATCTACTCTTTCAAAAGAGTTGATCACAATCAAGCCTAATGTAAAGTACAAAGAAGTAATGAAAAAGGTGGCTTCTGACGATATTGTCAAGAATGGTACTTGCGACTTTACTGCTACTTCTACTTTGACATTGACTGAAAGAATTCTTCAACCAGAAGAGTTTCAAGTTAACCTACAACTTTGTAAGAAAGATTTCGTATCTGACTGGGAAGCAATTTCTATGGGGTATTCAGCTTATTCTGATCTACCTTCTAGCTTCTCTGATTTCTTACTTGCACACGTTTCTTCTAAAGTAGCTCAAAGAATCGAAACTAACATCTGGGCTGGTGCTAACGCCACAGAAGGTCAGTTTGACGGATTCCAAACTACTCTAGGTGCTGACGGTGATGTTAATGACGTAACTGCTACAACTGTTACTTCTTCTAACGTAATCGCTCAAATTGGAGCTGTAGTAGATGCTATTCCTTCTACTGTTTACGGTGCTGAAGATTTAACTATCTATGCTGCTCCTAATGTATACAGAGCTTATGTAAGAGCTTTGGGTGGATTTGCTAGCAACGTAGGTGCTGCTGGTACAGACGCTAAAGGAACTCAGTGGTTCAACGGAGCTGCTTTGACTTGTGATGGTATCAATATAGAGCTTGCAAGCGGAATGGGTAGCGACAAAATGGTAGCTGCTGAGAAGTCTAACCTATTCTTTGGAACTGGTTTATTGTCTGACACTAACGAAGTGAAAGTAATTGATATGGCTGATCTTGATGGAAGTCAGAATGTGAGAGTCGTTGTCAGATTTACTGCTGGTATCCAGCACGCTATTGGCGGAGACATCGTATTGTACGCATAAGAATAATTGTTTAATATAAAAGGGTAGGTGAGCCTTGAGCCTGCCTACCCTTTTTTAATACTATAAAAATATGGCTTGTGATTTAACCGGGGGAAGAAAAAAACCGTGTAAAGATGCTGTAGGTGGCGTAGTAAAAGTACATTTTGTTGATTTTGGTGATCTAGCAACCGTAACGGTTGGATCAAATGATGAAATCACAGATATGAGTGGTACTTTTAGCTATAGCACTTATGATGTCAAGGGTAATTCTTCTCTGGAATCAAATATAAACAGCTCTATTGAGAATGGAACAACATTCTTTGAGCAAGTGACAAACCTTACTCTTCATAAGATGACTAAGGAAGACAACAAAGAACTTAAATTAATGACTTATGGAAGACCTCACGTCTTTGTACAGACATTTGATAATAAAGTTCTTTTAGTTGGAAGAGAGCACGGAGCAGAGGTTACTGGAGGTACTGCTGTTACGGGCACAGCGATGGGAGATCTAAATGGATATACGTTGACTTTAACAGCCAACGAAACAACTCTACCTAATTTTGTAGATGGAGCAACTGATGCAGACCCTTTTGCGGGAATGTCTTCAGCTACTGCTACTGAAACTACTCAGAGAGATCCAGCATAGGTTTTTACCTGGTGATAAGGAGGGGCCTATATGGCCCCTTTTTTTATATAAAACACTCAAGCCTTTTTTTAGTTATATTAGTATGATAAGACTGCTTCCGAGCACTAATGCTCAAACAATAAAAGTTCTCCCTAGAGTCAGTACAGCTCAGACTGGATTGTCTCTTAAAATAACAGAAGACGGGACCAATAAGTCAGAGACTTTGACTGGTTTATCGTCTACCGTTAGTGGGAATTTTATTGACCTTAATTGCACCTTCAGTATTCTATCAGATAACAGTATTTACAACTATGAGATTTTCAGTGGCTCAACCTTACTTTTTAGAGACAAAGCCTATTGTACCGACTCTTATTTGTCGAACTCAGTATATACTATAAATGATAGTAAGTACACCGAAAGCGATTCTGGTGATAGTAGTCAACAATATATAATGGTATGAAGAATGTAAAAGTAGTAAATCTAACCGGGTACGAAGTGCCTAAAATAGTCGAGAAGAGCAGGAATGCTTATATCGAGTACGGTGAGGATAATAACTATTTTGGTGAGTTAATTGAGAGGTATTTAGGAAGCCCGACTAACAGTAGATGTATCAATGGTATTTCGGATATGATTTACGGCAGAGGTCTTGAGGCTACAGACTCTAAGGAGAAGCCTCTTATGTTTGCTCAAATGAAAAGTCTTTTAAATGCCACTGATGTAAGAAAAATAGTAACAGACTACAAGATGCTTGGCCAAGCTGCCATTCAGGTGGTCTATAAGAACAGAAAAAAAGAAATAGCTGGTTTATATCACTTCCCAATGGAAACATTGCGTGCTGAGAAAGCTAAAAACGGTAAAATAGAAGCATATTATTATCATAGTGACTGGAAGAACATTAAACCTAGTGACAAACCTAAGAAGATACCTACTTATCGCAACGGTACGAGGTCTCAGCGCATTGAATTATATGTCATTAAGCCTTACAAGGCTGGTTTTTACTATTATTCACCCGTAGACTACCAAGGATGTCTTCAATATGCAACTTTGGAGGAGGAAGTGAGTAATTATCACTTATCAAACATACAAAATGGCCTTCAGCCAAGTATGTTAATCAATTTTAACAATGGAATCCCTAATGAAGAGGTCCAGGAATTGATTGAACGTAAGATTTACGACAAATTTAGTGGTACTAGCAATGCAGGACGGTTCATTTTGGCCTTTAATGATGGTTCAGAGAACCAATCTAACATAGACCCCATAAATCTGCCTGATGCACACGCTCAATATGAGTTTTTAGCCAAAGAAAGCCGAGAGAAGATAATGATAGGCCACGGAGTGGTGTCTCCTATCCTTTTAGGGATAAAAGATAACACTGGGTTCGGAAATAATGCTGAAGAGCTTAGAACAGCATCTATTTTGATGGATAATATGGTAATTAGACCATTTCAACAGATGTTATTAGATGCATTCAAAGAATTGTTGTTATATAACGATATTTCATTGGATTTATACTTTGTTACCCTACAACCAATAGAATTTACAGAACTAGACAACATAGAGACTAAGATCAAGAGAGAAGAGGAGACGGGAGAAAAGCTTTCTGCGGTAGAAGATGTCCAAGAAGAGGAGATCGTCCAGCAGGAGGCTTCTGAGAGCGTTTCTGAGGCTGTTGTTGAGGAAAAACCTACCGAAGAAGATGAGTAAGGCATTATTTATAACAATGACGGAGCTAAAGCGGAAGTCTATCATAGACGGAGCTTTAGACACAGATAAGCTAATTCAATTTGTTGAGGTGGCCCAGGATATACACATACAGAACTTTTTGGGTACTAAGTTATATGAAAAATTACAAAGTTTGATCACAGGCGGAACTCTTGATGATTCCGCCAATGCTGCATACAAGACATTACTAAATAGTCATATTAAACCTATGCTTATATGGTATAGTCAATATAGTTATATTCCTTTTGCTGCTTATCAAATCAGCAACGGAGGTATATTTAAACACACTACTGAATCTAGTGATACTCTTACAAAGAGTGAGCTGGATTCTTTAACAGCAAGGGCAAAAGACTTTGCTGACTTCTATGTGAATCGGTTTTTTGATTTCATAGATGAGAAGAGCCAGGATTATCCGGAGTATACCGGAGCGCAAGACACGGGTATGTACCCAGATAAAGACCCAACATATGGCGGATGGGTAATATAATTAAAACATATAAGCCTAAAGTGGCTAACATAATAAAATTGAATAACTATCTAAAAAGAATAAAGAGGTAATATGGCTAACGGGATAAATTGGGGTAGGATATATTGTTTCTCCTGGTGGGGAGATGTAGATGACACAACAGATGCTATTTATATACCCTCAGCTCCTACTTGTTGGATATCAGATATACTTGAATTGTCAGTAGATAGTACAGCATATAAAGTAGACACAATACTAATAACAGCAGATCAAACATTAATATAACAAAATAGAATTATGGCACGAGAAACAATAGGAGTTGGGTCGGCCCCGGATGATGGAACTGGGGATACACTCAGAGCCGCCTTTGTAAAGGTTAACAATATGACTACTGACATTTATGGTCAGAGTGGGACTGGAGATAGCTTAAGAGGATCTTCTCCTGTTTCACCCGCATCAACATTAAGTTTAGACTTTGATACCGCAGCGGTGTTTACAATAACATCAGGCATTTCAATTGAATTGAATTTCACAAACGCCTCAATAGGCGATGTGAAAGACATTATCATAACAGATTCAGGAGGAACCTCTGGATTGACACTTAACAGTGGAATAACAGTTACCACTATTGCAGGTAGTTATAGTGCTACCGCAGGAGCAGTAAATTTCATTCAAGTTGCTTGTACTGCCGCTAACACATTTTTCCTATCAATCTCACAAAGTATATAATTATGAAAGCAGCAGTAGAAAACGGTAGAATAGTAAACATATATAAAAGTTTACCTAACTCATTAAAGACTCCTACTAAATATATTTTAGGAGGTGCTAACAACCTATCTGACGAAGAGCTACAAGAGATAGGTATTTACGATGTCGTAAAACCAAGCTACGATAAGCAGACCCAAACCAAAGGAGGTCTATACTTTGACGAAAAAAAGAAGATAGTAACCTATGATGTTACTGACATAGACTTTAGTCAGGAGTTTGATGTTCTCGGAGAAGATAAATCCC